TCAGAAGTCCATCCAATTACGGTTTCTGCGTCTACATCAAGTTCTAAGTTAAAAGCTGTACAAAGTGCTCGTTCAAATGACCACTTGGTAGTACCATCAGAATCAATATATAAGTAAACTTTGATAATATCTCCTGGTTGAAATATATCAAAAACTTCCGTCGCAGTATCATATTTACCGGCAAAGGTAAAAGTAGCGTCTAATCTTCCTCTGGAACGATTAGTATAGCCACCACTGTCGCTATCACCCCATTCATTACTTGTAGCTAAAGCAGGATTAACTGTCCAACCAGTAATCCTAGGGATAAGTCCCTCTATTCCTCCCTCAGCCCACACTTTACCATTACGTCCGGTTAATGTATTTGCACTACTACAACTCATATTTATTTCCTTTCATTAAGGAATTTGTTTTTTTATTAGCTAGATACACTAGATGAACTTTCTGATTGTGAACTAGAAGAACTTGAAACACTCGAAGCACTTGAAGTAGAAGAAGTAGAACTAGGTGATGAACTAGACAAAGATGAAGCACTACTGGAACTTTCTGAACTACTACTAACTGAACTAGATGAAGTAGATAGACTATAAGAACTACTTGATTCACTTTGCGAACTTGTTGATTGTGAACTAGATGGAGAACTTGACGAAGTAGATAGACTGTAAGAACTACTGGAACTATCCGAACTAGACGAAGTAGAATGACTATAAGAACTACTTGATTCTGAACTTTCAGAACTAGATGAAGTAGATAAACTGTAAGAACTACTGGAACTATCCGAACTAGACGAAGGTGAACTACTTGATTCGGATGAAGACGAAACACTTGAAGAAGATGAAGATAAACTACTTGCTGAAGACGAACTACTCGAAGAAGAACTTAAAGAACTACTTATACTAGAACTAGACTCATCTACGTCGTGTCGGCCAAATACGTATATTGAATAAGATACATCACCTAATTTAGCTGCTAATGTTAGTCTGTGACTAGACGTAGAATCTACGAAGAATCCAGCTTCAGCAGGTTGTGACTTGAAAAGGACACCCTGACCGCCAAGGGCTCCTTCATTTGCAACAGTATGTGTGCCAATGGGGGTCCATCCTTCAGAGTTAGAAGGTTTGATCTCCAATTGACCCGCCGCCGTAATCACATTTTCGTTCACAACTGCTATAGCTACAATCTCTTCTAAAGGCTCTATAGCCTGTCCTAATGCGTCTAAACCGGCTCCGGCTCCTATGTCAATTCCAGACATGTCATAAAGGTCATAAATAATTTGTGTATTGTTCGTCAAAGTAACATTTTCTGTTTGCCAAACACGATTCATTTGATTATCCCCAATGCCAGTTGTCATTGTGGGATTATAATCCATACTAGGTTGAGCAACACTGACTACTTTTCCATCAGTAAGAGTATTTCGGTATGTGCCCGTTATTTTCAAAATTATTTTTGGTGTAGAAATACTTCTAGCCATTATTTATTATCCTTATGTTAAACACTAACCGGCACATCTACCAACAGTTCGTAAGAAACTAGCCATTGATATTCTTCATCGCCAGTTCGTACTCCATAATCTGTTTGATATTGTGTCTGTAGGAAATTTCCATTTATCAATGTGATTGTTTGTTTGGGTGAAACAGTAGGATGTCCTCCAAATTGCTTCATTATTTCTTCAGCCAAATCAGCCGCTATAATTTTTGCGGAAGATGTAGATGTTTGTTTTGCATGAACATAAAAAGTAATAGTTGTAGACCTAATGTGTTGTTTAACACTCTCTGAATTTGACATTCGAGAAACTACCGTATTGGGAGTTTCACTCATCACACAGTAAGGAAATGGTTGTTTAGGAGCAGCCTCTTGATCGTTCAATACAGCATATTGTGTAATGTCATCGGAATCCCACATAGCCGTGAAGGAAGCATCAAGATCACTCGCTGTCCAAGCAGCTACAATTCCTTTTTGAAGATCAGCAACACCCACACTCATTTAATTGGTCCTGTTAAAATTTTATTAACTTCCGCTCTGTTTTCATCCAAAGTTCTCTTTAGGAAACTTCTTTTTAATTTTTGATTGGTTTCTAATATAAAACCATAGTCTAAAGTTGTTCCAATAATTCCCACACTAGAGTATTTACTAGACCTGTGTGTTATTTGGAAAATATCCTTTTTCAAATGAGTAAGATCAGTACGTGGAAATTCTCCAGGTTTACTACGAACAGTTACTACTTTTCCTACTCTTACAACGGGTACATTGATATTTTGAACAACTTTACTAAATATCATTGCCGTTGCAATAACAACACGTCTGTGCAAGGTCAATGAGATTTCATTAGATACTTTTTCGATAAACCATTCCCAATTGACTTTGGTACGTATATCAACTCCAATTTTTCGTTGTTGATTTGTTAGTCCAGGAATGGAATTTGCCATTATTTATCCGCCACTTCTCGTTAATTGGGCTACCCACTTATCCCAGTCTTTTTCATATCTAGGTTGTGTATTGTCTACACGACAACCGGGATTCAAAAGAAATTCACCAGGCATATTTTCAATGTCTGCCAAAGCTGGTTTAATTCCCTTTGTAATCACACCATCATTAGAATCAACAATCCACATTAGTTCTCTACAAAGGGTCTTCATTCGGTGAACATCTAAGGTTCCTTTTTGTGCCGGAACCCCTCTTATTTTGCCAGAACGGTATCCTTCGATTTGATTCATAGATTTCTGTAGTCTTTCACAAAAATCAGGCGAATCTATTAGGGGGTCTGTAATTACATAGGTGCATTTTGTTGGATTTACAGTTATGGACATGCCCTCAATAGTAGGCAAACGTCCTAAAAACGTCGATTGACCTATAGGAATGGTATTTTCTCCGGTGGATATGCTTTTACAACCCCTACCGGCTTTAATTGTGCTTCTCAATCGGCAATTTGAAATAGACTGAATGAGAAGATCACTGTTTCGGAAATGATCTGCTTGCATAGTAAAGACATCCACAACACTGGCCTTTGGCTTCGATGTAGTTTTTAGATCTGTAGCTGTACTCATAATTTTAGTTCTCCGTCTTAAAAATGTTCTTCGTAAAATAAATATAAAAAAGCTGGACCGTTGACCGAAGAACCAAAATCAACGGTCCAGCGTAATAGGGGGCTTCACTCTGCTTTACGCAGGAGCCGTAGTCGTTACGGCTGTAGTAGCTCCCCGCTCAAGTTGTCCACCATATCGGGCGGTTGCGATCATCAGCAACACGTTACTTCTCATAAGGGTACTGCCCTCAGTCGAAGATCGCATAACAAGACCGTGACGACGATACATACGGTACCGAGCCAAGATAGAATAAAAGATTTGAGCGTTGGTGAGACTCTCATTGATCTTATAAGGACGTTCCATCCAATTGTAGGAATCATACGTCATTCCACCCAAACGTCTTGCGTCATTAGTACCTACTGGTATAGCTCTCGCTCGTTGATAGGAAGTTTCCGTTCCACAGAATACAGCCGAAGACTTAACAGCCTTGCGATGTTCTGCTTTAGCAACACCAAATCTAAGCGATTCGTAATTGCCTAACGTAGTTGTTCCACCCCAAGCGACCGAGGTAGTACCGGATTTAACTATAATACCTTCAGGCTGAGTGGTTCCATCACCAGCGGCGATGACATCATCCAAATCCTCAAGTAATTGTTCACCATACTGAGTGGTGATAATCTGACCGAAGTTGATTGGCGTGTCCGAAAGGAAGTCCAAACCGATCTCAATAGCACCTTCCCAACGGAAGATAGTAGTATCGAAAGCCGATACGTAACTAGCTGTATTGAACAGCGAGATGGCCGTACCATCAACACCACCCCACGAACTAGTAACCTGACTAAGCGAGACACCTTCGACTCGACGACCTCGTTCCAGCGGATAAGTCGTAACCAGAGGATACAACTCTCCATTAAGTAACGGAGCCTGAATAACTCGATCATCGAAGACAATCGGAGCCGCTTCAGTACCACCACTAGTGGCATCGTCAATCAAAGCCTTTTGCTCTAGTTCAGTCAACTTTCGTCGACAAATAGTAGCCTTTCCATCATCATCTGAACCCTCTGGCCCAATACCGCCCCACTTCATGTTTTTCATGGCGTAGAGCATTAACTCTTTGTCATGTTGCGGAAGTGCCTGGAAACCAGCCGACTTACTACCATTTCTCTGTGCAGAAGCACAAACATACTTGCAATAAGCACCAATAACAGCTTCATCAAGCTCACTGGTTTCATTGATAGTATGTCCATTATCCATTAGAGGTTGACCAGCCTGTGAATGAGCTTTTCCAGATTTCTCTGAAAAATTAGGATA